TTAAAGAGAAAACCACCTTTCTATGGTATAAGAGACCTTCATTAAGACAGCTAAAATATATCTAACAATCATTAGAGGGAACTTTATTAAGTTATTCCAAAACTTTTTTAATAAACCAGCGTCTTTCCTCTGAGCGTTTTTGAATTTCTCCTCCAGAGTTTTTTGAGCTTTCACTCTATCAAAATTGTCTTCCTTTTTCCAGTCCGCTAAAGATAGCTCTTTAAGATCCCCCTTCCAAAAAAGGGCTTTAAACTCTAAAAAATAATCATACTTCTCATGTATGTGAAGCCCATTAAAGCTTAATTCTCCCGTATAATCTACCCTTTCCACACCTCTAAAACTCTCTTTAACATCTAAAAGCCCATGAGCGTCCTCTTCATAATGCCTGTCCATCACCTGCTTATAAATTTCGCCTTCGGTATCAATAGCGTAAGAATCTATACCGAAAAATTCTTCTCCTTCTTTAGATAAAAGAAAAGCGTTAGTTTGAAATTCGAACTGTGACCAATCGATCTCTTCGAAATTCTCCCGCTCTTCTTCTGGTAAGGGCAAAGGGTACTCACACGTAACGTAATCAAAGGTCATTTATTTTTTTCTTTTAAAAAGTATTGTATCTTATTGTCAAGATTATTCATTTGACTATTCTCCCATTGAAGTTTCATCATACAATAATCTAACTCTTTAGTCGCCTCATCTTGAGGGGAGTCAGCAAAGAAATCATCATCTTCAAGATGAGATTTTTTCTGCATCTGATCGACCCAGTTAACTTGTTCTAAAGTCTTAATCTGCCAAAAATCTAAACTCTCGTTCAAAATTTCCGACTGACGACTCAGGTACTCTTCTTGTTTTTTTATTTCTTTTTTTGTCATCTGACTTCAACCCCAATCTACCAGCAAGCCGCTTGTCTGTACAGAAAATAAATGCGAGCGGCTCACACATAATCAGACATTATGACGAATAATGGCTTATCTTTCTTCAATGTGATATTCTTTATTTTTATTTATTTTTCTTAAGTATTTCTGGGCCTCTTTCTTTCCTTCTTCAGTAAAGGGGAAGGCTCCTTGCACATAATTTTTATTATTTACAATAACATAGTATTTATCCTTCTTGACCCTCATGTTTATTATAAACATGGAGATATGAAAAACAAATTTTTATTTAAAAGGAGACACTAGCCTTATGATAGTTTTTGGACTATTTCAGAGAGCTTAATTTCTTTAAACACTTGATCAGAAAGCGTTCCTATTAGGTCTTTATCTGTAAACCCTTCAGCCTCTGCCCAGTTCCATTTCTTTAAATTAATAGTAAAAGCTCTCAACGTATTTTTTGTCGCTCTAGAAAGTTGATCCACCACGAGCATAACGACCTTCTTATTTTTGGGACAACCAATCATAATTATCTCAGGATTGTCTAAAGACTCTTGAATTTTTACCCTAAGACCTACCTCTTGAGCCTTCTTCGTTATTCTTTTTATCTGGTTCTTCAGTATTGCTTTCATCTAGTGGGGGAGCTTCAAATAAATTACACCTTTTAACCGTGTAATTACTAACATGGGTCAACTAAACGCTAACTTACCATACGTCCAATGTTTTATAAGAAATAAATATATATTTCCTAAAGACGATGGAGGAGTAACGGAAGGTTATATATTCGGCTGCAAGTCTATGATCAATAGACCTATGCATTTTCATTTTCAATCGAACTTTGGCGCGAACTTTTGGATGATGCCAATCTCCGCGTTTTGTCACAAAAAAGATTTTGATGTATTATCAGAAGACGAAGAGCGCAGGCTCTCCCTATTGCAAACTTGGGATTGCCAATCAAACAATATAGCAGTCACAACTTTCTCTTTCCTGCAAAATAAAAAAGTAGACGTCCATTGTAGAGATAAGGTGTGGAGAAGCGGGAAATACATTACTACAATAGATGATTACGAAGGAGATTTAAATGAACTTAACGTGGGTTACTCTAATGACCAAGACAGTAAATGTTATCACCTCATAGCTTTGGACGATGGCAACCTATGCATCCCACCCAACAACCTATTAAGGTGGCATAACCCAGACTTTATCGTACCTTACGATAAAGATAATGTACCTAAAATCAAAATCTTCAGCGATCAAATGACGTCAGAAGATATAGATAGAACTTACGGCAACAGTCCTTATTATTTTTATAATTCAGATAAATGAATCTAATAATCTCCGCAAAATTAAGCACCGACCCTCCGTCAGAAGGGTTATTCTTTCGCCACGTAACTATGGAGGCTAAGCAGACCCTGAGATATTCTGTAGTCATTGAGGCAGAAAAAAAGGCAGAAGATTTTTACTATAACTTCCTCAAAGAGAAGGGCTGGTTTGACTTTGTGGATGACTTTGTCCAACCAGAATGGAAGATAGAGGGAGTTAGAATAGACACTGAGTTAAATTACCCTATGACAATACAGGTTCCTTACATTAGATGCGAAAATACTCCAAATTTACTGGGTCAGATTAAAAGTATCCGAAACGTAAATTGAGCCCCCCATTATGGAGTTATCTTTTCCAGTAAGAGTAAACGCCTTTCTCTAATTCATAGCTGGGCCAAATGAACCTTTCTCTATTGGGCTGAGCCTGAGCCCAAACCCATGTCTTCGTAAGACCCTCTTCTAGGCTTGTCTCGTATTTAAAATCAAGTAATTCTGCGGATTTGCGCCAAGTAGACCAAGCATATTTAGTTTCATGCCTGTATTCATGGTAAGAGGGCTTCAGTTCGGTCCCTGTAACTTTTAACACGGTATTGCAGGCTTCCTGTATAGAGCACTCTTCTATTCCTCCTAGGTTTATAACATGGCCTACGCAATCATCTTTCTGAGAGGCATTCCAAAGGGGGATAATTGAATCGTCTACGTAGCTGAATGCTCTCTTCTGCGAGCCATCACCAAAGATCGTTGGTCGCATCCCGTTCATGATTTGATACATCCAGATACCTAATACGTTTCTATACTTATCCCAAATGTTTTGATTAACGCCGTAAAAATTATGAGGTCTAACAATCGTATAGTTTAAACCGTGCTGCTCATGCGCTATTTTTAAATCTTGTTCTACGGAATACTTTGCTACTCCATAGGGGTCTATGGGTCTTAACGTTAACTCCTCGTCAAATGGGGGCTTATGTTCATCTCCGTACACAGCCATAGAGCTAGCAAATACAAATCTGGATATATTATATTTTATACTGCTTGTAATTAAGTTCACAGACGAAATCAAATTATTTTCATAATTGAATTTTCTAATAAAGGGACTTAATCCTTCCGCAGCGTAAGCCGCAAAGTGATAGACTATATCTATATGGTTATTTTTAAAAATCTCATCGACTTTATTTAAGTCTATTAAATTAAATTCATGAAATTCGACCTTTGGGTTCACGTTTTCTATATAGCCACCACTTAAATCATCAATACCAATAACTTTATTATCGGTATTTTCTATTATCCAATCCGCTAATCTAGAGCCTAAAAGACCCGCCACTCCTGTTATTAAAATGTTCATTCTCCAAGCTAACTCTCTATCATTCTCTCTAAGAAGTCTAAAACGTAATCGAAGCTATAATAATCCGGAAGTTTATTGTCTATGAATATAGGAGCCTCTATATATTTTTTACGTAAAGATTCATTAGTATCAATCTCTTTCACGTCTTCTAAAAGTTTATCAAGGTCTATATCTTGATAATTTTTCCAATCTTGTATTTTCCCTTGTTCTGAAGAACAATAATCATGAAGATTAATAAAAGAATCGGGATTAAACTTATCCACTTCAGAAATATATTTATTACCATAAAACAAGGGTATGCACCCTGAGAAAAACCCATGATAAATTTTCTCTTGAAGAATATAGTCTGTATCTGTCCAATGAATAGCCATGAAAAACTTATAGTTATTAGAAAATTCTATTTTTTCCTTATAAACTAAACCGTCATGTCTACCCCTATATATAGGATTGTCACCCCATTTCCGTGCTGATATGTTTCCATTCTGGTCTTTGTCTTCTACTGCCGCATTACCTCTCCAAGCACCAGAAGATACAACCTGTTTATATTCACTAAGTTTATCAAATATTTTTGCCCTAAGGTCACTATTACTATTTTGAGTTACGCAACAGAGGCCCGTATTTCTATCTTTAATTTTTTCATAATCTCTTTTTTCTGTCAACCAAGACAAAGGAGAATCCACCACTCTAGCCTCGTCAAACATAGTCCATACATCAAAAGCTCCTGACGGTTGCCTTAAATGTCTAGGGTGATCAAGATTTTGATAGTCCATAATCCAAACATTCTCATCTTTAAGTGCGAAGGAATCCGCACCCGCTTCCCCTGTAACACGTAAGAATTTTATGTTTTTATTTTCTTCTGGTTTAAAATCTGTAGGTAACTCTTTGGTTTGAGGATCTACCTCGTTATAATCAACTTGCCAATTCGTTTGCAAAATTAAATCTGGATTAACGGCGTCAATTATAACGTTGTATTTTTTAGATAAAACAAACATAATATATCTAAGCCAACTATGACACCCAAAGTTAGCGAACCCCTGTCTAGACACTTTTATAGTTTTCATAATATTTTTATTTTCTTTTCATCATTAGCTCTTGGTAATATCTATTTATTAATCCTTCATCACCTCCATGGCCGGCGAGATTGGGCGGCAGCGAGGGAAATACCTTTATCGGAATTTCCCCCTCCCATGTCAATTCTAATTCAGGACCCAAAGAATTTTCTACAATTTTATCACTTCTTCCATCCGTTTCTATCCAAGAGAATTTAGGATATATAACTAATTCATCCTCAACAACGTCAAATATTTGCTTATGATGCGCGTTACCCCTGTAAGGGTGGCCAAAGAGGTTTGTAAGTTCATCATATTTTGAAGGCACTGCGATGTAGCCTCGATGTGATACTTTTTCCAACATCCGAGCGAGGTCAATCGGATTGAAAACATCCTCTAATGTATGTGAGCAAATCGAAAAATCGAACTTATCATTATCGTCTACGTACTCTAATATCTCGTTCCAACTGTCCACATCTTCGATATTTAAATCGAAAAATAAAACATCTTGATAATTAGGATTTGGGCGGCCGAGTGCTTGCGCAAAATAATTTGGGTGATAACTATCCACAACGACTTTACACTCGGGGTAAGACCAATAACGTGCTGACGCACCAACGTCTATAGTATTAAAATTATTTTCTTTTATGTATTCTTTTATAAAGGGCCTTCCTGCTCCATAGCATGGCCCGTATTTCCAATTTTTAATCATAGGTTCATCTCCTCTAACATTTCTAATGCTAATATTGAATTCTCTTTAGTTATTTTATCGTTCTCGTCAACCTGTACCCCTATGAAAAAACCTTTATCATCTCTTGGTATATAATTTTTTTGATCATCGTAACCACAATAATATAAATCTTTATCATCAATATTGTTCTCTCTGTAAAGGGCTAACATTTCTTGGTCTGATCCCCAAACAAGCTCATTATTTTTTAAGAAATCAGAAATATGATCCTCAAGCTTTTTATCCGCCCCTTTAATCCCGAATAAGCCACCGGGAACTGACGCGTGCCAAGGATGATCCCTTATTATGAAATATTTACACTCGGAATTAAGCCAATCATTTATATAATTCGCTTCTCTCTGAGTCATTCTACTATCTAAGTCTCTAATTATGCATACATTTTCTTCATAAATGCTTAAAAGTCTCCACATCATATCCTGCATAGTTGAAAGCTCCCCCTTTAAACGCTCGTTTTCTGACACTTCAATCATACAAGCTCCTAGATCAGCAAGTTTAGGAACCCACTCCTCATCAATTCTGTCTTTATGATAATAAATGACCGTTTTCCAATCAGGTAAAAAACGATTATTTAACTTTAAATTTTTTTCAGCCCCAATGTAATAAGTTAGGTCGCCCGCTTTAGAAGGGTGATTATACAGACTAAAAGAAATTATTTTGTCTTTAAAATCTTTCATGGCGTATCCCATTCCTACAGTAAAAATAAAAACACTGACTTAATACGGAACCGCTATGAAAAGGATGCCACGTACCTTTCATCCCCGCCAATAGAGCTGATACTCCTGTCTCGAAGCACTCTCCAAAATTATCCATGTTATTCGCTACGGTATACCACAAAAATTTTTCCCACTCTTGAACAAACATTTTAAATTTCCAACTATTTTTAAATATATAAATCTGCTCATTGGGCATTATCGCATCATCCCAAAGGTCATGATCCCGAAGGTTGTAGTCTTCAATTTTTACCGTAGCCCACGCCTGCCTTAAATTGTCGGGAGTTTTTTTGTGGTCGCCAACGGTGCCGGGTCTTTCGTAAATGAAATCTAAATTTTCATTTTCTTCTAGTAAATCAAAGCATTTAAAAACTTTTTCTTCTTCAAATTTGTCATGCATTTGCCAATCTCCATCTGTGTATACTATATAATCATAATGCTTTCCAGAATATTTTTCTAAAGTCGCTTTGAGAGCAAGACACTTCATATTTAAATAACAACCAAACTGCGGCCTCCCCTCGTCTCTAAATTTGTCCAAATGTAACTCGTTCAGGAAAGCCCTGTCTCCCAAGTCTTGCAGTTCTGAATTATTGACTGTTAAATGAAAATCACACGATTTAGTTTTTTCTCTTAGGGAATTGTAGCGCTTTACAGACAGATCTTCGTACTCTTTGCCTATCGCTAAGGCGGTGAAGCAATAATTATAATCCTTTTTTCTATCCTGTATGACATTGAACTCTTCATTACTAAAAGATATTATTCCTGTTCCTGAAGCGTGTCCTACTTCCGTAACGTCATATTTATTTAAGTCGACACTATCCCACCATTCTTTCATACCTGCTGGCCAGTTAATATCATCACACACGACAAACCCCTTGTAGCCAATCGACTTTAGTCTTTCAATGACCCCCGCCTCCTGTATGCCATCATGAGGGTCAAGATCCAAGAATACGAATGAAGAAGAAAGAATCACTTCCTCTTCTATTTCTTGGACGGAAAGGGCTGCGATTTCAACATTAGGAGCTTTGCCCAGAAGAGAAACCGCCCCGCCATTAAGATTAAGGCCATAAGTAATAACTTTATTGCTTTTGTTCTGAGCTAAAGCTAAAGCTGAATGACCTTGGCTTGTCCCAAAATCTAATATAGTTACTCCGTCATGGATGCTGGATAAATATTTTAATAACCTATACTGGGGGTCCGCCACACCATTGTCGACGCCAGACAGCCACGGGAAATTTTTCACCCATTCTTCTGGGAAAAAATCCAATGACTGAGAGAGAACGTCTGATCTATTAATATTAATTTTTATTGCCCTTCCTGAAGCAGCCCCACACTACTCGTTTCATTTCTTCTTCAAAAAATGGATATAAATTATTTTTCTCGCAATCTTCTTCCAGCATATTTTGCGAGACCTCGTGCCAGTTCCAAATTTTATTTTTAAAGTTGCTGTGAAAATTCTTTTCTGTATCGATGTAGTCGTGAACCATTATAATGTCCCCCTCTTTTAAGAGAGGACTCAGCTGTTGGAACTCTTTACTCTTTCTTCCTCCATCACATAAAACCACGGTTGTTCCGTCGCCTTTGATATACTCATCCACATACTCTGACTTAATTAAATTAAATTCTTCATCAAAAATATTAACTCCCGCGACAGACTCAATATTTTTCCCATCAAAAATGTGAGAGAAATCACTATCAAGATACTCAAAGGTTTTAATATGGGTATCGTTTAATCCTAGTTCATCCAACATGCCTCTAAGCAATAAGGTAAGCCCTCCTGCGAATGTCCCAATTTCTACTATTCTTTTAGGTTTAACTTGCTCTAAAAAGTTAGGGAAAACCTCTTTGACCCCGTCGTTCTGCATTGTCATGATATCGTACGGATGTCCCGATAAGTCCTCGGTGCGCACAGTGAATCCTCCTGTTATTACTTGGGCTGGTTCTTCTTGCTGCTCTTCCTCTTGAGTCTCTTCGTTTAGGTAATACGGTTGTTCAGTTGCTCGTGACTCAACCCTTTCTTCAGCTTTGTAATGATATTTTCGATCATGAAATATTGGAGAAGCTAAGAGTATCCCCCCTCTGACTTTTTCCGCTTTGATTAGCTGGAAAATGTGAGACATCCAAGTTTGCTCATGAGGGGTTCTCCATACAGTTTCCAAGAACATTCTCTTACTCCCTTCTTTGCTAATAATTTGAGGCCAATTACAATAATAAATCTCTCCATCAGCATAAGGTAATCCGTCTTTGGATTTTATATTTTTAAAATTAGTTAAAGGACAGTTTGGGTCTAAACCGAACTCTGGCAATTTATTGTACTCTGGCCAATACTCCTCTCTTTTATCTTGAGGTACATTATACCAAGCCCACTGATTGGAGTTCGTCCCATAAAATTCAGTAAATGAAAATTTGAGAAAGTGATATTTCTCTTCACTCATGATGTTTAATAATTTTTCATAAAGATTTTCCGAGTGAGAAGTGAAGCCCATCTGACACAGAGACGAATCATTCGCGCGTTTCAAAAGCATGTCATCTTCAAGAAAAATCATATACTGCGAATTCGTTTCTGCAAAATGTTCAGCAGCGTATTGTCTAGCTCCACAAATACCTATATTTTCTTCTTGCTTTAGATGTTTAAAACCATACCTATCACAAATCTCTTGATAAGCTGCGTCTGTTGAGTCGTCTGTAGAATTATTAATTAAATATTTTTTCGTTTCATTTAAAAATCCCGTCTCCTTGTAAGAGTCAAGCAAGTATTCCAATTGGTCTGGGAAATTAAATGTCACAACATATAAATTAGTGTCAGAGCTTTCGATCTCGATATCGTTGTTTTTTAAGTCTTCAAAAAACTTACTTATCAACCCGTTCTCTTCTATAGGGTAGTACTTGCAAGTTTTAGGATTCAGGTAAGTCATCAAAGAGAATATGCTTTCCTCCGTACCCATAAGGCCTCCCTCTATAGAGGACTTTAAAAGTCCATGATACATAGCGTTCACCTCAGGTATATACTTTTTATGCCCTCCAAAAAATCCTCCTCTAGCAACTCTGTTTACATGTTCCCCCGCCTTCTTATCCATTTCTTTAATTGGGAAGCCATGGATTTCATAATCTGTCTCATAAGGAAAACATAAAAAGAAAAACTTTTTCAATAGGGGCGCGACCTTATCGAAAACCTTATCATGCGTAAAGTATCCTTCGTGAACAGTATTCGTAATGCCCCCATCAATCCAAGCAAAGTAATCCGTGTCGAAAGGGTTGCTTATTACTGCATCGTTGAGCATGAACATTTTACTCATAACCATTGGATTATAAAACTCTAGCGTAGCCTGAGTGCTATCTCTAAGCCAAGTGCTTCCCGTCGCCGTAAGCCATTCCTCGCTTTTCCTTATCTCTTGGACCTTATCGTAAAAGTCAAATTTTTTAAACTCCTCGACCTCTTTAATATGTACGTAAGTATTTTCTACGCTTCTATGCTCCCAAACTAGATCTTCATATTCTTTCTCAATATAAATATACATGTTCACGTCTGTTTTTAACAGCTTCACAAAATTCTCTACGTAATGAGAGAAAGGTCTCTTGAAGCCCTCCCCGGCTTCAGACCTTTTCAAATCCCATATTCCAGTTACTATTGTTAAGTCTCCCTTATCTTTTGAATTAGTATTCATTTATTATAGCGTGCTTTCTATTTGCTCACACCAGCCCTGACTGCGACTATTCGGCCATATCATCCAACTGTGTGGCTTTTTATCTAAGACCGCATCCACCCACACTTTACAATAACCATCCGGATCGTTTTTCATACGAGTTATATCTTGATCGCTAGCGTCTTCTCTATATATCTCTTTGCCTTCCTCGTCTCTTAATACTACGCACCAAAAGTGATAATCATCTAGGGGTACAGCCTCGTAGGGGATGTCGATGCAATGTTTAAATATCCGACAAAAAGAATTCTCCCATTCTTCTTCCGTATCGTGCTCGCAAGAATTCGGAGGCTCTACATTATCTAAAGTTTCTTTTTGCACGGATCTCTCACCAAAAAGTATCCCTGCATACTTTTCGTAATCTCTCAAAGTCCTTTCTTTACCGAATCCATACGGGCCAAAATCGATATCTCTTTTCTCCCCATCCATTTCAAAAAGTTTTCTATTCCTTAAAAGAGAGGCCTCGTTTAGTTTTGAAGTCTTTTCAGGCTGGTCGTCCCAAACTTTGGGGCCTCTATACTGTCTAGTATATTCGTGGTATGCAATCATTTTGTGAGGATAAAATATATCATAGCCATGAGTGTAGGCTCTCGCAGCGATACTAATTTCTTCACCATGGAACCAATAATTAGGATCGTGAGGCACTTCTTCACACATTATCCCATCAGCAAAAGCAAAATGACCTGAGAACCATCTCCCCCTAGGAGGAAGCTTTCTTGTTTTCCAATCCGGTATACCTTCCGGCTTAAAAAATACCGCGCCCTCTGGGGTAAATCGATCAAAACACATCTGCCAAGGCTCTTTCGCTCTGCCCTCTGGATCATTAGGAGGATCATAAGAACTAATATATCCCGTTAATATTGGCTTTTTATATCCAGCCTTCTTTAAATTCCTCATCATTTTGATGGAAATTTCATCCCAATCCTGCTCAAAGCGATGGTGAGAATCTAACTGTAAGGTATAAGTTTCTCCATCGTACTGTTTCTGGATTAAATTCCTTGCCCAACATACCCCTTTCGTCTCCTCATGCGGAACATCTAAAATTAAAACTCTATCATCTTCCGCAATCTCATCAATGTTCTCTTCAGGCTTATGCTGCCAACAAACACAGACCTTTATCCTATCGGGATATTTAGCTTTATCAAAAATATCTAGAACCGTAGGCACCAATTCCGGATCCGAATAAGCAGCCATCTGCACAAAAATAGTATCTTTTTTCACAGTTCTAAACCTTTGGTAAATCTCTCTGTATTCTCTCTAAAAACCCTTTAGTCTTGCTATGAGGCCAAACTACCCAGCTCTTAGGGACTTCTGAGACTTCAATGGTACGCCATATCCTTAACCAACCATCTCCTTGAGAAGCCTCTCTTAGTAACGAGATAACTTCTGACTCGTCCGCGTCAATTCGGGCAACTTCTTCCCCATCTTCGTTTTCAAAAGCTACAGCCATCCAATCGCAATCCTTTTCTGGGACATCGTTTTGGTGAAGGTCTATGCAATATTTAAACTCGCTCGTCAATCCTTCTTCGTAATTAGAAACAGGAGGCTCAAGAAACAACTTGGTCTCCTTATGGACCCTTCTGTTCTCAAAGTCTATTCCAGCAAAACGTTCAAACTCTTGTAGAGTTCTTTCTTTACCAAGACCATAAGGACCCCACATAACCTTGTCATCTCCTTCTCCGTCTACATTGAAAAGTTTTTTAAACCTTTTAAAACTATTTTTATTTATGTCGTCCCAATCAGAGTGCTCGTCCCAGTGTCGAATATTTCCGTCTCTATGGTAAAAGTGCCACGCAACGATCTCGTCCATTTGAAATATGTCATAGCCATGAGTATAAGCTCTGACAGCATAAGAGGTTTCTTCTCCATGAAAATAAAGATGAGGATCATACGGAACGTTTTTATAAAAATGCCCATCAGTAAAAATAAAATGACCACTTAGGAACCTACCTCTCGGCATCGTCTTTTTCTTTTTACTCACCCATTCTTCTGGCATTCCATTCGGCCTAAGAAATACTGCCCCCTCGGGCATAAATCTATCAAAACTTAAATTCCAAACATCTTGACATCTCCCTTTTGGCTCTCTATCTGGTTCATAGCTAGGGATATAAGTACTTATTATCGGTTTTTTCGTACCCTTCTTTTTTAAAAGTTTTAACTTATTCTTTAGAATTGTATCCCACCCTTTTTTAAAACGATGATGAGAATCTAGTTGAAGAATATATGTTTCATTATTAAATTGTTTTTGAATTAAATTTCGAGCCCAGCATACTCCTTTTGCTTCTTTGTAAGGAACGTCTATGATAATAAACCTAGGATCATTAATATATTGATCTAAATTTTCTTCCTCCCCTCTCTGCCAACAAATACCAAACCTTAGATTTTTTGGCTGGCTTGCTTGGGAAATAATATCTTCTATTGTCGGTACAAGCTCTTTGTCTCTATAGCTAGCTAAAGATATAAATATTGTTTCTTCCTTCCTTCTAGAAGTTGCCCTTTTCGCTTTAGCGGTTTTAGCTTTGGTGGCTTTCGCCTTGGTTGTTTTCGTCTTTCTCGGCATATCCATTATAAAATGTTTCAGAGAATTTTAAAAAATAAATAAAAAACGTGACGACATATTTCAGCCGCCACGTTTTAGTATAGGATACCCCCACCAATAAGACACCCTATTTTATTCCGTCTTAGAATGAAGAATAATCACTTTTGGATACGTCACCCTCAATCTAAATGGAAACATTTTATTAGTCTCTTTTGCGTCTGGATCATCTTCAGCACCGTCCTCTTCTTCCTTATCTTTAGGCTCGTGTTCGATAGGCATCTTCTTCAACTCTTCTTCTGTGGGCATGGGTACATTTCTATCTAAAGCCCATGTCATTTTATGTCTTTCGCAATACTCTTGCATCCTACGAACAGGTACGATAAGGTTAAACCCTTCCCCCGCTCCGCGAACAAGCATCCCGATATAACGAGCATCTGTTTTCAAGTATACGCCTCCACCCGAAGACCCCGGAAAAGCTGTGACAGTAGTTTGGTCGAAGATATGCTTATTTAAACTCTTCAAAATTCTCCCATGCTGAGAATAAATTCCATCAGTCATACTATTCGCGCCCATCTGACCCAATAAGCTCCCAACATGAAGTAAATCTTCCCCCAGTTTTGGGATCTCTTTGTCTAAATAGAATGTCACCGAATCGGTGACAAAATTGAACTTACGAACCCTTAGTAAGGCAAGGTCATGACCGTCAGTAGCATCTGAGTACTTCAATACTTCCGCATCCATTTGAAGCCTACCAACAGTCCTGCCGTTTTGTCGAATCTCTTTGACTACCATCGGATCTTTAAACTCTACGATAGTTTTGGGCGTGCCATTGACTACTGTCTTTCTAGTCTTTCGAAGATTGTCTATAACGTGCCCTGCAGTCCACACGAAATTGACCTGATTACCTTTAGAGTCTTTTCTGGTAAAAATCACCCCAGAACCTTCCCCATTAGAATATTCTCCTTCTGAGCGAATAGTAACAGAAACATTTTGAAGATGATCTGCTGTAGTAGTTTTTTTCTCAGCGCCCACTACTTGAGAAATAATAAGGCTGAGACCGATGGCGACTACTGAAAATCTTTTCATATCAAACATAATATTAAAAATAATAAAAAATAATAAATTATTTTAATCCTGTATAGTCAGAAGATGATCTTATTTTTGTGCCTAAACCGTCTACTAAAGCTATACCTAACTCGTCACACACTTTTGCCTCGGGAATCTCTCTATTTAATCTATCACCACCATTAGCAAAAATGTCTGGGTTCAGATAAGCTAAACTTTTACAAACGTCTTTACCTTCATCTATAGATAAGAACACGTTATCCACGCATCTTAAAGAACTCACGATAATCAAACGATCCTGCTCTTTCATGAAAGGTTCCCCCTTTTTTAGAGAAGCCTGCTTATCATTATTAACAATAACAATTAATTTATCCCCAAGGCTTTTAGCTAACTCTAAATATTCTATATGGCCTACGTGAAGGGGGTCAAAATATCCACTCACGACAACGATTCTTAAGTCTTCCACGTTTTATTATAAGTCAAAAGACGTCAAAATAAAAAAAATGGTACTCTCGCTGGGACTCGAACCCAGAACCCTCTGCTTAGAAGGCAGATGCTCTATCCAATTGAGCTACAAGAGCAAAAAAATTTAAACGACACTTCTTCCTTTATTGCTCTCCCACTCTTTTTCTGGCCTATCGATAATCTCATTTCTATTTATGGCGGCTTCTAGAATGTAACTATTCATGTTTACCTCGTGCATTTGAAAAAGTAACGAACGAATGTCTTTAGGAAAACAAGTTCCACCAAAACCCTTTTTACCATCATGGCCGGGAACTTGCGTGTGACTTGCGCTGATTCTTGAGTCTAGTAAGATTAATTTTTTAGCCTGTTCGTAATCTACACCAAGCTTATCGCAAAGCTCATAAACCTCATTAAAAAATGAAACCTTTGTCGCTAGAAAAGCATTCCTAATGTTTTTACAAAGTTCAGCTTCTTTAGTCGTACAGTAATGTATCGTTTTCCCATCAGCTAATTCAAACAATAAATCCTTATTAAAATCTTTTTCATCATGAACTCCAAATACCCACTCTTTACAATTAAGCACATCTTTTTCCCAATTTTTTTCGGTCAAAAATTCAGGCATAAAGTTGCAGTTTAAAGATTCAGAAGTTCCTGCTGGTACAGTAGATCTTATCACAACCTTATTTAAATCTACCCTCAACTGCCTTAGCTGAGACACAACGCTCTCGACTATATCCGTACAGCAAGAACCATCTATACGCATAGGAGTCGGGACACATATAAAAATCAAATCGCTAGAAGAAACAAGTTCCTTTAATGAGGAATCGCTTTTAGATTCATCTTTATCGTGCACTTTTACCTTATGATTTTTCGCCATAACGCTTGTAGCGTTACCCACATAACCATTTCCAATTACTCCGACATTCATTATAATATAATAACATAAAAAAGCCCCGCCACAAGAAAAACTTGCAGCGGGGTTTGTTGATTCTTTTAGTTATATAGTCTCTTATTGAGAGTTCTTCACCTCCTCAATGGGTTGCTGCTCTCCTTCGGCAGCGCTAATTCTTGCGTCAGTATACTCGTTTAAACGAGCAAACGCGTATGCGGTTAAGCAAAGATTGACTGCCAGAAGCAGAATGGCTACTCTAGCGTAACCCGTCTTTACCATTGTCATGTTATTAGTTGTTTCTTCGGATTTAGTTTGTCTCTTTTTTGTTTTCATTTGTTTAACGATGACAGTCTAACTAATTGTTAACATTCTGTCAAACATAAAAGACGATTTATTTCACCTCTAATTCACCTCTAATTCAATCGCTTTTTCTGAAACCTTTTTGTTAATTGTAACATACAACATTCCATCCTCATATTTTGCTACCGAAGCGGAACCATCCGCCTTTCTTGATACGGTGTAGGCTTTAGAAAACACCCGATCTCCTTGCTGCGCTTTTACTTTAAGTAGATTATTCTCTACGGAGACCTTAATGCTTTCCTTTTTAAACCCAGCTAAATTAAACTGGTATTTATAGGCATCTTCAGTCTCTTCATAATAATAATCATCATTATCTTCATAAAGCACGTGGTCTAGCCCAGTATTAAAAAAGTTATCGAACAGTGTATTTCTTAATTTTAATGTAGTCATAACACTTATAAAGCATAAACCATGCCAAAATAAAAACCCCTATTTCTAGGGGTTTTCTTTAGGAGAAAGGCCAAAGTGGGACACTCTGGCATTGGTATTATAATAATAAAAGTGAGACAAAAATGCTCAAATAACCCTCACTATATCATAGATATCTACTTCCACGACAGGTCTTTCACGAGACGAATTGTTTTCCACTGAGAAAGTCTCGTGATCTAGGACATTTAAGATTTTACCTTTCCAAGTTTTTTCAGTAGCTCGATCTTTAACTATAATGATCCTATTAATAAATTTTTTATTATACTTTAATCTCAATACTCTGGATTGTTTTTCCGCTTCTATCATTTTTTATCCCTTAAAAATCAAAACACCGTTCATGTGGAACTGAACCTCTTCAGTCTCTGTCCTATTTTTTATTTCCTGTAAAATTACTGGGAAAAGGCTCATTTGTCTAGCTAATAAATCATATTGTTCCTCAGTTTTTTTTACTCTCACAGCTTTTTGGCAACCACAACCCACGTTTATTTTTTTATAAAGATGTACAAAGCTTTGAAATTCTGGATAAGCATCTAGCATCGACTGCTGCTCCAAAAAATTAAAAAAAGCTACAAAGCCATCAAAAATCTTAACCTTCATTAACTCTCAATATATTATACACGTTTTTTTAAAAAAATAAAATTAAACAGTCGCTAACGTATTGAAATCAATAACATCCAAGCCGTTGTGTTGATAGCAACTAATTTTCTGAGTATAAAAATGAGGAGCATAGACGACTTTAAAATGTCCCTTCTCCTGACCGTTTCCCTCTAAAGAAAAAATATTATCTAATTCAGGGGCATAAGGGATATATTTATGGACGTATGGATTCCCGTCTAATATATGAAAATAAATAGGTTCTGTGGCAACATATATATTGCAGTCTTTATAATTCTTTTTAATAGACTCAAACAGGCTCGTGGATAAAAACACGTCAGAAGAAGTCCTTGGCATTATATATAATATCCTGCTCTCCTCACCCTCATCGTCTAAATAATCCTCTATATTAAAATTTTTCTTCGAAGCTTCTTGTCTAAAGAAGTTCTCAATATTCTCTCTACTCTCTCCTTTATCTATCCGCTGAACCCAATATTTAAAACCGTGATCAGACTTTAATATTTTACGATCTAAGATTTTATCATATAACTCAGTTAACCATTCTGAGTTTTCTAACTCCCCGTTCACTTCAGCTTTCGGATCTTTGTTTAGTCCTTGGTCGTAGACTTCTTCATCGATATAACCACAAGAGTCAATAAAGTCTTTGATTTTCAAACCTATGGTGCTTATGGAATAATTATCAAGAGCCCACTGCCTAGATTCTTTTTCAATGACTCTTTTTTCTTTTTCGCTCATGTTAAAGACCTTATTTAACTGAGTAGCTATAGATTTGGGGTCTGTAGAGGCTTTCTTAAACTCCGTCTGGTGTTCTCTATACTCGAACCAATCTAAAGGTAATGAGCCTGAATCTTCTACACATAAATCTTCTCCACAACTATAGTTCGTAACTAAAGTTATCAACTCGCTCATTTTCGCTTCTTGGATGGGAAACTCTTGCCCTCCGCTAGTAAAAGGATGGCAATAAACATCCATAAGGTTATATATTTCGTTAAGTTCGCTCTCTCTAACCCCAATATTTACATTAGTTGTTATTAAAGACTCTTGATTGCCGCAAATTTTACAAGGCATATTCTCTCCCGCAAAAGCCTTCACTTCATAAGCCTTACAAGACTGACAAACATAAGTTGTAAGAATATCGGTTATAGGAATGTTGTATTCCTTAGCTAATTTTTGGATGTCCCAACCTTCACTAAAATGAGTATGCAAAAGCAATTTAGAATGCTTAGCTTTCGGGTTATCCTTTTTAAAAAGACTAAACCCTTCAAGTAAATTAGGCACAGATTTCCTTAACTGATTCCTGAATACGTAACCAATTATATAGTCGTCGTTAGGTAAATTATTAAGCCGACGTAAATGAGTTCTGTCTTCGTCAGGGAGCCTTCTAAAAAATTTATCTTCTAAAGCTCCATGCATAGTTTCTACATGTGTATGGCCCAGTCTGTGAAATTCTTTCGTTGCGAAATCGCTCCATATCCAATAGTTTTTTACTGAACTAGCTATATCTAACGAGGTTTTCATTAAAGGTAATGAATCCAAGGTCGTCCAAATGACAGAGTTGGTATGCTGAAACCAATCTTTTTGAACCGCAAAATCTACCCCCCATATATCTTGGGCAGCTATATAGACATCAGGCCTAAAATCTTTAATAATATTGTCTAGCTCGTAAGCTCCGTAAGCAGCCATCCTCGCAACTTTTGGGTCCCTTTCCATGTACTCCCTCTCTTTTGGGTTGTCAGGAAGACATCCTACGGATTTCCAAGGAGTTTGAGATAAAGACGAATGAGTTTTATTTAACCCCCCACAAAAATGAAAGATTTCATAATCCCCTTTCGAATACAAATAAGATAGAATAGCTTTAGCGTTTCTACCAAAGCCAGTCTTGGCTAAAGAAAAATCACTCTGGAAAAGTACTCTTTTTTTTCTTTTATCCATTCAATCACCAAGCTAGATCGTCATCCTCTTCCGATAAATCAATCTCTTCTATATCAATTTTCTGTTTGGCGGGAGCGGGCTTGCTTGTTCTTTTTGGAGCAGAGAAACTCTCTTTTCTTTTTTGTTGAAAAGAAGAGAATCTCTTGTTTAAAAGAAAAAGTAAAAACTCTTTTAAATATCTACCTTCTCCAAAATTAAAACCTATAATAAAGCTCGTTTTATTGGTAGAGTCTTCCGCGTCCTGTTTGTTGACAGAAAAAGAATAACCCACCTGCTCTCCCGACCTATCGTAAGTGCCAAAATTTATTTGCAAAGTCTGTTTTGAGCTTCTGTGGTAGGTAGACCACTTACGGTTGTTCTCAAGACTGTCAACCATTGCTGCTACCTCGGTCTCCCCTAGCTTGATAATAACCCTACCGTTAGGATTATCTTTATTTTTAGAAAAAGAGCCCGTGTTCTTTTGAGTGTTCCAGCCGTCCTGCTTTATAAGCGAAGCCATAATGCTCCCGTCATCATTAAGCCAAAATGAACAAGCGGAGCCTGTTACTTTCTTGTTGGGTTTATAAAACTGTATCATATTATGAATAATAAACTATAGTTAATCTTTCGTCAAGGATTTAAGCTCTTTTTGAATGTAAGATTCTAGCTTATGCTTGGGCTTCCAACCTAAGTCTTTTTTTATTTTAGAAATACCTGCTTTAGCCTGTTTTACCTCTCTACTCCCCCCTGCTTTAGCCTCATATTCTCCCTCTGGGTCGATCATTTTCGCAAGGTCTTTAACGCTATGCTCTTTTCCTGTCCCCACGTTATAAACCTCCCCAGAGCAAGATATACCCGACTCCGCAGCTAATATTAAAGCGTTCACGACGTCATCAACGTGAACATAATCTCTGGTCTGGTCACCCATTCCGTGAATGGCTAAATTTTTACCCTCAGATTTAGCCTTTAAGAACTTGCTCACCACGCTTTTTTTATTACGAGGACCATAAACATTAAACAACCTTAACGTCAAAACCTCTACTCCGTAAACTTCGTTATAAAGACTACAGAGATCTTCCCCATGACGTTTTGATTGAGAATAAGGGTTTAAATTATGTTCCGTTACGTCAGACTCCTCGAAAGGACTTTTCTCACTACGTCCATAAACAGCACAAGTAGAAACGTTTACAACTTTATGAGGCCTAGAAAACCTAGAAAATTCTAGGATGTTTGCTGTTCCTAAATAATTATCCAAATAAGTTATTGCCGGTCTATCAAGACTATCTAAGACGCTCGCTAATCCAGCCAAGTGAAAGATAATATCAAACCTTTGGTACTCTTGGTAAAGTTGAGAGAAGAACTGTAAATTAGCTACGTCTTCTTCGTAATATTTAACTTTTGCATCTATAAGAAAATCAACATCTTTCGCTGATTGATTATCTATAACCACAACCCGATTGCCTTTTTTGACCAAAGCTTCAACTAGAGCTCCCCCTATAAAGCCTTTCCCTCCTGTTACTAGAACTGTTTTCATAAATTTTTAATCTGCGCAAGCTTCGTGTAAACCTTATTCGGTTGAGGACTTATGTTGTCAGCAAAAACAACCTCCTCTTTCTTGACACCTGTAACTCGAACAATCTCTTCTTTCTCGGGTAAATTACCACCAAAATTCTGATGGATACAATTCTCCATCTTCTTATTGAAGATCATGATTTTAACTTGAGACGTTTCGTCCGCAATATATATTCTAAGATAATCATTTCCATTCTTAGAAGTCCCAGAGAAAACATCCTTAACGACCCCAATGAAACAAACCTGCTCGTCCACATCTAGCTCGTCAACCTCACGCCCCCTCATGAAAGTATCGTTAGGACGTAAGGGTTGATAAATGTCAATCAAGGTATTTCCATAAGTATAACCTAATAACAAATTCTCATAATACCAATTAGCAAACCTTTCTGACTTACTATTTATTTCAAAAATCTTTTTATAAGGGGCAGACTTCTTTTTTATTGTCCCAATTCTAGACTCTTTAATAATAGGCTTATCTCCGTCGGCCTTAAAGACTGTAAGATGTTTAACTATCTTAACCAAGTCGTAATCAAATTCTTTTCCGAAATCTAACACCCACCTTTTCTCCCTCGCTGTTAAGATACTCCAAACTTGCGCTTCGTAAACGACTTTAGTTCTGGTTTGCTTAAAACCTTCTAAAGCTCCCGCTTGGATCAATGGGCATAAGACGCTAAGACCTATCTTAGCTTCTTGAGCAGCTTGAAAAATCTCAAATTTAGTGGAATACTCTTTTTTAAAATCGTAAAGTTTTTCAATAGACTTATCTGAGACCCCCTTAATTGAAAGCAATCCGAACCGAATATCCTTCCCTTCAATAGTAAAATCCATGTCAGACTTAATTAAGTGAGGAGGTAAAAGCTTTATCCCGAACTGGTTTAGCTCTCTCTGAATCTTAGAAATTTCAGCTATTGGATCTGGTTCGAAGCGAGTCATCTTTAGCAAACTCAAGAAAAACTCTTGAGGATACTTAAACTTAAGGTAAACCGTAATGGCGGATAAAGCCGCATAAGATATAGAATGAGATTTGTTGAAGGAATAGTTAGCGGAGTCTTCGAGAACGCTCCATAGTATATCTCCGATCTCAAGGTCTAAATTATTCTTCTTAACCTTGTCTTTAATTTTCTTTTTCCACTTCTTAACCTCAGAAACCTTTTTCTTGCCTACGATACGACGAAGTAGTTCTGCTTCGTCAAGAGAGAATCCAATTTTGTTCGCCATCTTCATCATCTGCTCTTGGTACAAACAGACCCCACCGGTTGACGCTAAAATATCATCGAAGAATGGGTGGATTACATCGTAGACATCATTATTTGTGTAGTTCGCGTATTGGTCTACGAAAGCTAAAGCTCCGGGTCGAGCTAACGCAAGGACGCCACTTAACTCGTCCAAATTTTTTGGCTTAACTTTTTGACATACTCTAAAATTAGTCTCCGCTTCGATTTGAAAAAGACCATGAGGATTAGTAAGCTCGTACAAGTTTTGATAAATTAACGGGTCTTCTAAATCAATATCTGTAATTTCAATTCCAACTTGCTTGCAGACATCGTACGCAACAGAAACTCCTCTTAAGCCAAGTAGGTCTAATTTTACGTTAAGAATAGAGGCCCAGTTCATATCGAAAGAGGAAACGTCATTTTTGTCCGAGGATAATTCTACAGGAATACTATCTTCTAATAAATCATAAGATAAAAGAATTCCTGATGCATGAACGCCCTTATTTTTTACTAAGTTTCGAAGTTTCAAAGCGGTCTCATAGACGTCTTTATTTTTATCGCACCAATCCCGAAAAGCCTCGACCTCTTCATAAGCTTCTTGCGCGTCCTTCACCTGTCCAAAAACTTTGGGTATTAAAGCTGTGACCCTATTCATCTCTGACTCCGGTTTTTGAGCCACGATCTTGCCACACTCCTTTATCAAAAGCTTGGAACTAAGAGTATTTAAAGTTAAAATCTTGGCTGTCCTACCTTTAAATTGACTTTCAAGGTATTCAATTACTTTAGCTCTATTGTAATAGCAAATGTCTAAATCTACATCACACATTAATGAACCATCCAAGTATGTAACCCCTTCTACGACCTTCTTTTTAGCTCGGGTTTTTGATATAAACCTCTCAAAATATAATTCATGCTTGATGGGGTCTATACCTGTCACCCCGATTAAAAACAGAACTAAAGAACCTGCCGCGCTCCCTCGACCCAAGCCTGTAGGGATATCCTCTCTCTTACAAAAGTTAATGACATTCCAGACTAAAAGAATATAATCTACAAAACTCAAACTATCTAAAGTCTTTAGCTCATAGGTTAGTCTTTCTTTATATTTTTTATAATTTTTATTTTTCTTACCGATTACCTGCTCAAGACCCTGATCGCATAAAGAACATAAGAACTCGTAATTGGACACAGACTCACTGACACCCAGCTCCCTCTTAGAAGAGTCTTCGATGTTGAAACTAGGCAATCTGACTCCGTGTAAGGGCAAATCAATGCTTTTTAACCTGTCGCTAAATTTAGTTTTTGTCTTCATCCTCTTCATCGTCTTCATTTAATGGGGGTGAGTATTCATCTAGCTCCTCTTGGTTTACCCAGCCATAATCAACCTGCGTGTGCTCTCCGTCGGGAGATTCTAGGCCCTGACCATTCTTAATTTCTTCAATAAGTTTATTAAAACAATAAACTATACATTGTTCAGATTGGGTACTCTCTGCGCTGTAAAATAGTTCAACCTGATCGGCCTCCCCCCCTTTATCAACCGTTATCAAAAGATAATCCATGTTATCTTTCTTAAGGTGATCCAAAAGATCGTATATAAAATCATTGCTAGCCATTAGATCTCTGCCTTCCATTTTAAATGGTTCCATACCTTTAAGTTTAATTCTAAATCGACTAAAGCATCGTGAAGATTGTCATAATCATGATCAATATCGTTTTCCTTACCCAAAGCTGATAAAGATGTTCTCATCCCTTTCCTAATATAGTTTATCATCTTATACTGATACTCCAAGAAATTCTTTTCAGAATTATAAAGCTCCCCACTCTTTAATCCTCTAGCTATAGCTAGGGTATCTAAAATTTTAGGCATCAAAGGTCTATAATCTTCCCCCATTTTCTTATAAAAGTCCCTAATAAGATATATATCAAAACCTAATAAATTGTGCCCCACAATATAATCTGCTCCCTCAAGCCAATCTTTAATGGTGGGGAATATTTCCTGATAAGGGAGAGCCTTCTCTTTATGAGTTTTAGTGCTAAACCTTGTTATCCTTGCCGCTTCTTTGCTAACGTGAAGCTCTCTGTCCCACTTAACATAATAGTCTTTACTATCAAGAATCTCTTCCCCTTTCACTTTAATCATGGCTATCTGCCACGGCAAATTATGAAAAGAGTTAAGGCAAAGATTCTCTGTCTCGCAGTCTATAAAGGTATAAACTTTATCTTTATCAAATCTTAATAAGTGTTCATTCATCGGTAAAGCCTATGACTATCCTCGTCTCTGTGGAACTTACTTATCTCAATAAGGGTGACATTCCCTTCTGCCGCTATTAGTTTATGAGCTTGTTCTCTTTGCATCTCCATAGATTCCCCCTCCTTACATGTCATTGTAAATGGGTGATGGTCTGGTTCATTTTTATCTCGCAGCATATCTACTCTTAAAGTTCCATCAATAACATAAAAAGTCTCATGCTTATCTATATGATAATGCATGGAAGTAGACTTACCCTTCTCGATAAATAAAATCTTGCCACAATAATCTTCATCCTTATTGTTAGCCAACCACACTTCATAGCCCCACTCCTTCTCTACTTTTTTGGGATTAAACGGTACCATTTTTTTCCTTCCAGCTTTCAAAACAAAACTCATCACTGCACATATGATCGAATTGAGGTTTATCTAAAACGCTTCGATTACTAATACATTTAAAAGTTAAATAAGGCTTAAAATCTTTTCTATTATTATAATAGATACTCTTAGTCTCTGCTGTCTCGTATTTGTCCTGACAATACTGTTCAACACGAGACCTAACTAAATCATCAAACGGCAAATCATTTTCTTCTAAGAAAAATACTGGTTTTATTTTACTAAAATCCGGAATGCAAAAAGCCGAGCCCATCACGTTGTTAAAAATAAAAGAATCGTAAAAGGGAATTGCTAGCTCTAAGTCTCTAGAGCTCCACATCTTATTTAAATTCTGAAAGTCTATCCTCGGGTAATAATAAAAACCATCTTTTGCAGCCTTCGTGAAAATTCTAACTAACCTCTTGTAGCCCTCCAAGTTTTTTATAAAAATAATATATTTGCATGTCTCGTTTCTAGACTCGTCGTCTTTCTGATTCATGTCAGAACAAACACTTAGACGCAACCCAAAAATTAAGTCTACCCCCGCCTCTTTAGAGCTAGCATAAGCTTGTAAAAAACCTGACATATTATCGTCAACAAGAAAGACCTTCTTTAGTTTATTCTCCTTAGCTATATCGAAAACCGAATCAGGATAATTTTCCAAAGTCTCTCCTGCTTTTTCTAAGGTCAAAATGCTTTTACCTAAGCTATAATGAGACTTAAAAAGAGGTATTATTTTATCTGACATCCAAACACATTAAGTTTAAAAATCGAATTCGTCAAGATCTGAATCAAAAAAATCATCAAATTCATCAGCATTTTGATTTTGAGATAAGCAAGCCGTTGATTCTCCCATCTTCCTAGGACACCCATCATATGTTCTTTTCTCTACTGACTGTCCTTTAGAAGGGTTCAGATCGTCCTCATAAGAAGATTTTATTTGTTCCCCGTCTTTATCTAGAAGGGAATAATACTCAAAGGGCTTATGGAAAGGGCAGATCCATCCACTTTTCGCTGGGCCACAAAGCCATTGCGTTCCATTATCCGCAGCGTAATTAGACTTTGCTGATTCCTCATCAAATTCTTCTAGAACCTTATTAATATTTTCTAAGTGATACTCAAACCCTTTAAGTTGATCGTCAGTAAACTCCAATTCTTGCCTCGGGGTACGAGGGAATTTCAAAAACAAAAACTGGACCAACCGACGTTTCATTTTTGGCCAAAGCGTTTTAGCCGCTAAAGAATACATCATCGCCTGTATGTTGGACTCTAGCTCTTCTCCAGAAAATTTACTTTTACTCGTTTTATAATCTACTATTTTTAAGAACTTTTTCTTTTTATACTCTATGGGCTTATCTATATACCCACGTATGTTATATTTTGGATTCTCATTTTCTATGAAAAACTCCTTTTCTGGGCCTTCTATGTGGCCTCCTTCTCCAAAAAAATCATTATCCAAAGCTACATAAATCATCTTATTACAAAGATTATAATTCTCTTCGTTATAGGCATCCTGCTGCTTTAAATGTTTTATAACTGTTCTATCTACCGGCTTGCTTGAGGCTATGTCTTGGGTGTCTATAATGCTATCAAAATGTTTTTTATGTCTCGGTTTTAATAGAAGTTCTAATATCAAGTGACAAATGGATCCTCTTATTGCTCCATCATTTGTTTTATCCGGTAAGCCAAGTACGTACTTACACCAATACTGCCAAGAACACTTATCGTAAGTGCTCATTCTAGAAGCAGAAAGATATAATTTCTTTTTTTCTTCAGACTGTTTCGACATTATTTGACGTCCCCCAATTTACTATTTGATCAGCACTCATACTGCCAAAGTCATTTTCACCACTAGGCAAACATATTCTTAGCTGATTATGATCAAAATATTTAGAAAGCTTCCTAAATTCTTTTTTAGCTGCATCATTACCTGCGTTCCCCCTCGCTGAGTCATCATTAAAAGATAAGATGATTTCGTCAGGGTCTAAACTTAACATGAAATTCACTATAGACAAGCTTATCTCTGTGCCAAAAGTAACCATCACGTGACGGTATCCTAACTGCCACAAAGCTAACATGTCTCCGATGCTTTCAACTAAAATTAGTTTTTTAAATTTTTTTAAAATTTTAGAATTTACTTGTAGGGGGTACCTCCAATTTTTTTTAGCCCCTTTGATCTTCCATTTTTTAGTAAAAGAATCTTCTCTTATATTATAAATATATCTTCCCGTAACTCCAACTAAATCTCCTCTAAAATTAAACACAGGAAAAGTATAACGATTTTTCATAACTCCGGCTGGGCACACTCCTCCTCGAAAAGGTTTTAAGGTTTCGTCAGTTATTCCTCTTTCGTTCCAGTATGAATTATCTTCTATAAAATTATCAACTATAGAGGGAGAGAATATTTCACCATCTTCAGGTAAAAGTTTTGGTCTAGAAGGTCTATTGTTATTAATTTTAGACTGAATATCTTTAAATCTAACTTTTATTTCTTCGTTAGAAATATTTAGAGTTAACCTAATCAATTCTTTCAGGTTCCCTTTGCTCCCCGTTTTAAAATCTTTCCAAGACCCTGTCTCCTTATTTATAGCAAGAATAGTAGGATTGCTTCCCCCTCTGTAAAGAGCATTACTCCTATACCATTCGGCATCTTGATCTCTTAAGTTGTATCCTATTTCCATAAGGATGTCTCTGACTTGGTCTTCTGTCATTTTTATAAAGTATCTAATTCGTCAGGGGGCTCTAAATCAGTCACCTCTACGATTCCGTTCTCCGCTCGAATGATATTCGCTAAGGAACCTCTCTCTTCTATATCAAAATTGTCTACATCAAAATTTAAAAAATTATTAACCCAAACCAAATCGCTATTGGGGTCGTTAGGGTCTTCTCTACGCTGAAAAAGATCTTGATGACCCGAGGCGTCTCTGCCTTGCCACCTAGTTTTTAAAGGTATTAGTTTGTGAGAGCCAAAATCTTCTCCATCCGCGGCTAACTCGTCTAAAGTTTTACGTCTAAAGATCGCTACAAAACTAGCATACCACTGAAGCCTATCAGATAAGGAGATAGCTGAAGCGTCATCCACTACAGAATTAGCCCTGCCTCTTTCACCCGTCCTATTAAGCTGCATCGCGGTAATGATTGGCACTTGCAAATCTTCCGCAAGCTTTTTAAGTTTATCAATTTTCTCACCGATAGCTTGGTGCTCCGCCCAGTTTTGTCCTACTTTCTCACCAGTTAATTTTATATAATCTACCGCTACTATCGCGGGGTTGCCTCTGCCGACTTTAGTATAATACCAACGTCTTATTAAAGAGCAAACCTGATCGATAGGTTTGTTAGCTACGTGAACATGATGATATTTCCACCCTTTTACTTTTTTTAATGCTTCCCTGACTCTTTCGGTCATTTCTTCATCTTCTCTCCATCGGCCTGTTTGTATATGCCATAATGGAACTTTGGAAAGAGAAGCTATTAGCCTGAACTTGTTCTCGTCTGAGTTCATTTCTGTATCGCATATAAGTGTATTAACACTATTTAATTGACTGCTTTTTAATGCTAAATTTTGGATCCAAGTACTTTTACCTTGTCCCGGCCTAGATACAATAGCATAAATATTTCCGGGCATTAACCCCCCATATAACCTATTGAACTCCGTGAAGCCTGTCGCTAAACCTGTCTCGTCTCTTGGGTTATTGCCAATTTCTTCTATGAAATCTTCAATCCCATCAAAAAGATTTTTGGGTTCTTCTTTAAGAGTGTAAGAATCTAACTTGCTATTATAAATTTCATCACAGCCTGTTAAAATAGTATCTATATCAGAATTTAAATTTTCTCTAAGAAAGTCTTTGCCCTTGTCTAAGACTTCATCAATTTCTCTGCTAATTCTTATCTTTGAAAGTTCTTGACAAGCTTGTATAGCGTTTTTCCTTGTTATTGTTATACCCTTAAGAGCTCGAAGGTAATCAAAAATATTAATTTTCTCAAATGTTATTCCAAGATTATTAATCTTATTAGCTATTAATACATTATCTACTTCTTGCTCTCCTTCTATGACGGTACTTCTAATAACGGAAAAAATAGTTTGATGCTCTCTAATAAAAAAATCTTTATCAGCAAGCCATGTGTCTACCTCTATAACTAAATCAGGATAATTTAAAAAACCAGCTAAAACGTGTTTTTCTATCCTTTGAGCATGAATTGCCATGCCTGAATGTAGCAACATTAAACGAAGAAAGCAATGGCTTATTTTTTTTGACCCGTTTTCCGACTAATTTTTCCGATCTCCTCCGCGGTTTTCGGAGGCAAGGTCGTAATTCCGGAATGAGAAGCGTCCGTGGGGACAGCAATCCTTTGAGGATCTCCTATATATGTAGTCATCGCTCCGTTGCCCCTGAACTGATATTCCACCCAATCTTCGCTTCTGTTATTGGGAAAACCATAAATTGTCTCGATCTTTTTATCATTATCTTGGATCCTCCAATTTGCGGGCGTCGTCCTTCTTATTTTTTCTCCTGAATAAAATATATTATGAAAATGAAGGTCGTTGCCGTATTTGCTTTTATACGTAGCAAAGCCACTGCTGGTAAACACACTGCCCGGATTACGTGGATGAAAAACGTTATATCTATCCCTTCCAAAAGGCCTTTGAAAACAACTAGACAAAGCGCCGCCAAGTGGGTCGGTGGAGCCATCATGAAAAGATCTTGTCATAGCGTTAATAAGTCCAACTTCGATAGGGTGCTGATGTTCCTCTGGCTTAACATTAACTGTAGAATTTGGATTATTTGCATTGTAGCCTGCATAAATAGACTCATCAGCATTTACTTGCATTCTAAATAGAGCATAACTAGCCGAACACCAGTTATATATGTGATCTTCAATTCTGTTCGCCCTTCTGCCTTCCTTGATGAATTGCTCAACATTCCCAACCCCAAACAATAACGCTAAAACATTATTCCTATGCATATATATTAAATCGTCCTCTATGACTACTCGCCCTTCTTGCCTAGCAAAGTTCTCTTTTCGTAAGCCCTGATTTTTCCACCTATTGCCAGACCACCGAGATCCTTGGAAATAACTCCACGAAATCCCTTGACGAGGGCAATGAGTATCATGAGCACTTGTACGATACCCGCCCTTTACGACATTTGGTATTTCTGAAAGAAAGAAACGAAGACCCAGATACTTACTGCCTAGGAAAGCTGTTTCCTGTGCTTTAGGTATAAATATGGGAGAAGTTTTGTTCATGGTATATATCAACGGGAAAAGTCTCTTATTAAGGTGCCAAACCAAATCTGTTTCGTGTATTTTGCCTTGCCAATAACTTATTAAAACATCTAAAGCCATGTTCCTCCAAGGAGTCATCTTTATGCGGAATAAGAGCGCTGACGCGTCTATATCGTTTCTAACGTAATTATAAAACCAAGCCTTATTCTGCTTTTCTTGTTTAGTTAAATTATCTAGGTTATCTTTATCAAAGAGCCAGCTTACGTGTCCGTAAAGAGGAATAAATTTCTCAAAAAGACTAAGGCTACTGGTCATGTATTCTGCAGTAAAGTCTGGGAAACAATAATACGGTGCGCCCATAAATCTTAGCGCTTCGTCCATTGGGTAATTCAGCACGGCGGTTTGCCCGATCTGTTGTTGTACTGCTACAAAATTAGACCAATCGTTTTCGGTAGGCTGTCTTACTATCTTTGATCCGGCCGACAAGCCGTCTCCGTGTCCATTCGGATCTAAGTATCCCAGTCCTAAGGCACCCTCGTCATGCATTAAGCCACCCGCAGTTTCAATAAAGTCTGTCGCAATAGGCTTGGTTAAGGCTACCAAATCGTTAACGTCTTTAGCTATAGCAGAAGTGGTGCAATACCTTCCTCCTGTATTGTTATTAACTACGTTACTGGAACCTTTTCCTACACAGCCTTGACCCGCTACGGAGCCGATCGAAGAACTATCAGGAGCTATACGATAATCAGTAAATTTATGTTTGTATGTTGCTCCTCTTTGCTCTACGTATTTAGGATCAGAAGCAATAAGCTCAAAATCAAATTGGATAGATTTCAAGTTGGGATTATATTCTGATAACTTTGTTGATGAATAGTCTGTCAGAATACCTACTAAAGAGGCTTGTTCGCCAATGCTAGAAATAGATTCACCCTTCTCATAAACGAACTTTACTCTATTCTCAGCCGTATAATTTGGATACCAAAACTCTTTCTTCTCTGGGAAAGGCATAGTTACAGACGAATCTCCAAAAACTTTTGCTGAAGAATCAGAGAAGGCATTTAAATAATTCAGCCTTTTCATGATGAAATCATATTTGTCTCTTAGAGAATCGAAAGTTTTTGTTTGTCGCTCCTCTAGCTTCTGCTCTTCCGTGGATGATTCCTCAAAGACGAATGTCGAGGTTTCGCTAAACTGAAGATTTTGCCAAGCTGGCCAAGTTCTTTTTGCTATGTATCCTAAACTCTTATCTAAGGTTACTGTTAAATCCGTGCTTGGGTTATCATGAGGACCAAGCATCGATCTTAATCCTACCGCTTCTGGCCAAGGCACTGAGGCTCCGTCCACGGGTGCTCTGGTCGTACACGTGTCACACTTTTTACATCCAATTAAAATGATGCTGTTAGGGAAGTAACCGAATATCTTAATTGAGTTTTCTTTCGTAATACAAAATCTATTAATATCTTCCGACGTTACCATCCCAAGTATCTCTGGGAAAAAGTATTGCAACGCGTCTCTCTGCACGTACTCCATAAACTCATAAAAATCTAAATAACTAGAAGCCGGGTTTCCTTTCCACGGGCATTCTTGATAACTTATGCGGTCTGAATCTCGATAAAGACCGTGCTGAACACCCTCTAGCATCATGGTTTGTGGCGACGGAAGCTCTGATTCGTCCTCTTCCGCCCCTTTGGGGAAATACCTGAACTTGCCTCTGTTTAAATTGAGGGGGATGATCCGCGGGACCTCTCCCTCGTTTATATTGGCTACGTAATTCTTGTTATCCAAGTATACCCAAGGCAAATTACGATAAAATTGTTGACTACTACCTACAAAAAGATTCTTAATAAAATTCCAAATTCCTCCAAACCATCCCACCACTCTTCTCCAGCCCGCCCTGTCGTTTTTATGGAAGCCGCAAACGTCAGTAACGGCATGATTTCTACCGCTTGACGCAAGCTTTATTACGGCGTCAAACACCTTCCCAAGTTTCCCCACCTTGCCTATTTTATGCGTATGCTTATATGCTTGTACACAGGGGACGACCCATTCAATCTCGCCAACGGTTCCGTCTGGATTACGCCTTCTATATACCCACCCTGCTCGATAATCTTTATATACTTCTACAGATAAATTACCGAACTTATCTCTTATTGTGGGCCACTGCCCGGGATCTGCAAAGAGAGGTTTCCCATCCGGCCCATTGGGAATGTTATCATTGTTGTAGAGAATATAATCACCATCATCTTGCTGCTCAAACGCTTCCAATCCCGACGACAGGCTTGCGTTTCTCGCTCTTATCTCTTTTCTTTTTGCGATCGCCTCCGGAGTGTTCGGATTGTAAGGTAAAAGGAAGAGAGGGTCCTCTTCTACCTTGTATTTTTTGCTTCCGGCTTCAGGGTGGCCTTCTGGGTATACACCATCTTCCACTACTTTTGTTCTTTCGGCAGGCCCCAGCGGAGCCATGTAGGTAAAGTAACATTTAACCAGTCCCCAAACCGGATCTGTATGCAAATTGATCAGCGCACTTTCTTCGCTGTTTTCTTCTTCGTCTTCCCTCGTAGGGTTTTTGCGCTGCTTGATTGCCATTTCTACCGCGTGCGCAGAAAGCATTTTCATTCTTCTAGTACTTCCATCAAAATTTGTAACTTCATGAATTGAATCCAACCAAGGCTCGCCATTCGGCCCCTTTGGCATCCAACCTACCATTTTAACCTTTCCGGTCTCTCTATCAATGGTTTCCTGATATAAAGAGTTTCTAGGGTAGTGATCATCTCCGCCCTCTAAGTATTTCATCGTGTCAAACGTGAAACCTCTGACGTTTGCAGCACCCTTACCCCGAACATCGTCGTTTTTAAATAATTTTGTAGAGAATGCCTCAAAGAGAGTATTAGAAATGCTCCTCTCTTTAGTTAATCCATCTAGCTCGTCTGCTAAAAGCTCCTTTTTCTGAATTAATGACCCTTGGATTCCCAACTTAATAGCATTAGTTTGCCCTGTACGTATTTCATTAAGCTTCCATTTCTCTATTAAACTTTCACAAGGTTCGCAGTCACTAGTGTTCTTTTTATCGCAATAGCCTAAGGGAGCTCTAAACTCTATAATCTCTCTCATCATATACATAAACGCAAAGCATGCGCTGTTGAGGAAGCCGGTGTTTCCTCCTGCGTAAGAAGAACCCCACATAGAACCGTCTGCTGGCATGTTGGGAAATCCGTCCAAAGGATTCTGGCACTTGGTTTCTCCAGCTATAATGGGACAGCCCCAAAAAGAGTTGAACCCACGAACTTGACGAACTAACTTCCCACTCAGAATAACTCCATTTTGATTTATCCAATCTCCCGTCTTAGCTGAAAGCGGAATCTTTACCTCGGGCCTTCTTTCGCCCGTATCTACAAGACCGGGCCTCGTATCAAAATAAGCCTTGCCTCCTATGGCGCCCGAAAGGATATCGATTTTCGTCCAATGATACCATCTATCACTAGGTTCCCCTGCCGCAGCACCCGTGGAGTTCGGACCCATGAGGACGCTCTGCTTGTATGAGCCGGGCTCTAAACCATAGCGCTGTAATTGGTAATGACTACCCCCGTTGTAGAATGCATCTGCTACTTCGCCCAAGCAAGGATAACACGCTCCGTATTGTTCCTGATAAAAATCTTGGAAACTTTTACCTACTCCCGGAGTACTCTTTAATATTTCGCAACCACTTAAATCTACTCTCTGCTTAAGGGTCTTAACGTCGTCTTGTAACTGTTTGTCATAATCTTCCCTTTGCCAATTTATCACGTTGTAAACCAAGCAAGGCCATGCTCTCGCTATGTAATCTTCATCCGTTTCTTCGTCTGTAACCCACCCAAAAAAATCAAAAACTTCGAGAAGTCCTGCTCCGAAAAATTGAAGTTTCCCGTATCTTTTTCTTTCTATTATATCTTCAATAACGTCTTTCCTTGAGTGCTCAACAATGCTTATCCCAAACAATCCTGTACCTATGGTCATTTTATACCCGCTATACTTGGTGCCCCAATATGAGCTTTCCACATCTTGCATCGTAAAGCCTATAGTCCCTCCTATATGTGGGTGAACGTTCGCTGGCAGACCTAAAAGGGTGGAGCAAATATTATTCTGGTAAGTGAGTTTCCACTGAATAACGCTTGTTAAAGAAATACCTCGAACTACTCCAGAAGCTTGAGTTAAGCTTGTCGCAGCACTAACATCAAAAACTATACGTCCTAAATTATTGGCGACTCTAAATAAATTAACATTGAAGTCTAAATTTAGGTTAGCATCGTAGTAACCCGTATCGTATACGTTTTCCCCACCGAGGTTGTCACCCCCATCTGTCTCCTTCTCTTTCGCCCCTTTATTAAACAGATCAAAGGACTTACCAAACCCACCGGTAAACCCAATATCTAACTGGCCGTACCGACCGTATTTATACTTTTTGTCAAAGTCAGCGGTAATATTTGCGTCAGTTAGTGATATAGAGGCGTTTATTCCTTCAGCTAGCTTCTTCGACATCCCAGCAGTGAACTCTACTTCTCCAGTGTCTGCGTCAAAACATATGCCGCTTTTAACCACCGCCTTGTCTAGAATACTAATAATATTTTGAAGACCTTTTTGATTATAGGTTTCTGGGTTCGTAGCATCTATCCTCCAACTCATATCTAGACCATATTTATTTCCGCCAGCGGTCTTAGAAATAGTAAGCTCTTTACCGTCTTCTATATCCCACACACCTTTTAAACCAACATCCTCCCAGCTCTTAACGTCTTTATCTACATCTAATGTAAATTTCCAGTTATTCCACCATGTAAAATCATAAGAAAATGATATATCATCGATATCATATGCGCCATCCTTAACGGTCGGTAGATTTATCTGGAGCTTATCTTTGAAGGCGCTTTTACTCATAACGCGACCCCGCTTTTCTTTCCCTGTTTCGGGGTCGATTATCGGTTTCCCTGTTTCAGGGTCGAGTAGCACCTTGTCTTCTCCATCGTCAGATTTTATGAAGCTCATTAAGTCTTCGATAGTAATGGATGAAGTAGCAGTCCAAGTGAAAGGCTCACCAGACTCCGTGTTACCTTCTGCATCCTCGGTAAGCTCTCTTGCTACAATATCTGATTGGAATTTAACTTTGTTGGTGCCGAATTTTATACCTGCGTTACCTATAAAGGTAGAAAAAGAGTTAAATAAAAACCCTTTCATATCTAATTTAGTCCCCTGTAAAAAGGCGTCATGCTCCTGCCCTCCATTATCGTAAATTTTATCCTTTATAATTTTAGCATTAATATGGTCTTTCTCTTCACGAGGATCATTTAAGGTTAGCTGCGCGGTTTGATGCCACACTTCAGCCATTTGATAAGTTGTTTCCCTAATAAGGTTCGCGTAAATTTCTGCAGTAAATTTATACTCCTCCTCCGCAAAGTCTTTATTTAATCTCTCTAAATCTTTAACGGTCGTGGCAAACGCCAAGTTCTTAACTGTGTCGTAAGAATACGCCCCCGTTTTTGGGTCTTTCTTAAGAGACTTCGGCACAATTGGGAGCAGGCGAATTTTGCCACCGGGAGCATCTCCTCCAATCTCCCATATCTTTACAGACTCTGAAGCTATAGTAGAGATCTTTGCATACTCTCCGGTTATCTCGTAACCGAAAAACTCATATTGGTAATTGTTGCCTCCGGCATTAGTATTTCTCACAACGCTGCACGGCTTAAAAGAACCCGGAAGTATCGTAGTAAACCCTGAGGCAGTCATGTGCTCTACAAGCTTATCGTAAATGGGCTGCTTGTATTTCGCTGAAATTACACACTTGCTTGTCTCTGCTTTATCCTCCTTGGTGGGGCATTTAAGGTCTGCGCCGCCAATCTGACCAACATTAGTCCCTTCGACCAACTGTTTGAATTCGCTTGGGTCCTCGTCATCTCCTATATCAGCCGCGTCCTTCAGCACTGCACAAAATTCCGAAATCATCGCTTTACAAAAACCAACCGCCTTGGGTTTCAAAGTTCCCGAGCCGTCATCTTCAGTATGCGTATACATGAATACGTCAGTCCCAATCTTCTTTTCAAGGGCCGTGGTTAATTTAAAATAATCGTCCGATATATATACCCCATCACTTCCAGTGAATCCCATCTTCTTTAGGCCCGCATCTGAACTTTTACATTTCCAAAAGTCCATGCAAATTTGAACTTTTGCTTTTCTCGAATACGATTTAACAGAATAAGTGCCGAAACCGGTAGCAGGAGAAGTCATACTTTTGTGGTTCTTGCCATTCTTAATGTTTCCATTCGCTCCTAGCTGGGGAGAATAAGAACATACCTCTAAACCTATATAAAATTTTACATCTCCATCACTCACGCCTGTCGTTTTGAAAACCGTCTTTTGCCCGCCTTGGTCTTGAGTGATCTCTATGTCCTTTTTGTGATCATTAACCAACCATTCTCCTAATTGATCTAATTTACTTTTATTACCTATTACTAATTTAGTAGTATTGTCTGTCCTCTCTGTTGGTGCCATGTGTACATTTTTACCTTCATATTCTGCACCGCTTAATTTAATATCTAAAGACTTATAAAACTTTGTAAAACTGGAGGTTATTATTTTATCTTTTGGATATTTTTGGTTGTAATTGTCAAGGGCGGTCGTGTTGCCACCTAATTTTGGGGTTTTTGATTCCTTATATGCATAACCTCCCGCTACAGCTATAATAAAACGAAGAGCTACCGCTGCTCCCACCTTTTCTACTGTAGTTCCTGAAAATTGTACTGACATTTTTTAATCCTATATTATCCGTTGGGATCCTCAAACTGCACCGCGCTATTTGGTACATGCATATATGCTGTAAACTGAGTATTTCCAGTGTCTCCCTCTACGCCCGCATATGTTATTACACGCTTATGAAGGCCTTCTCTTAGGTCTTGTCCAGCTGCTGACCCGTCTGGGTTTATAGTTAAAGAACTATCCACTTGTGTGCAGAAAGTTAAGTCCGCTGCGGGTGGTACAGGAGTTAGAGCCGTCGTCCACGCAGTAGGCACTGCTCCATCGTAATTGCACTGATTTTCATTGTCTCCTACTGGTGTGCAAGTAGCCAAAGTTTCCCAAGTAAACGAAAGACCCGGATCTCCTTCTCCTCCAACATTTATCAGCTCTGTAACTTTAGTATGTTGCCCCCAGTCTCCGCACGAGGCGGTGGTGTTGCCACCAGCCCCTCCCGGATCATAATCAGTACTTTTGGTACAGATTGTTCTATCTTCAGTTGCGATCCAAGTTCCAAACGCTTCCAAAGGATTGGATGCGTTCTGGCCGCCCTTTATAGCTATAAACACGCTAGGTACAGGCCATGTTAAGGCTAATTCCGGCCCTTCGTTTGTTATAGTCGGCGTTTCAGAAGAGCCGTTATCTTCTATTGTTTGCGTAAATGTTTCCGTAGAGTTTATGGGGTGTGGCCTCGAGGTCATATCTTTCATATGAGTTAGCAACCCTCTCCAGTCATTCAGCTTTAACTCCATCTCAAACGTAGTGATGCCGTTTGAGTAGGTTCTCACAATATCAATTTGGCTTTGGCCGTCTACTGCTTGCCACTCGTTGTTCACGTAATGAAGTTTAATTTCTGGTTCCGTGGCAATGTGCTGAAGAGCGTCTCCTCCTGACTGCATCCAATAAGTCATGCCGTTGTCTTCGTTCTCTATCATTTGGGTATTCACATTGTCATTTGAGAACTCTGTTTTGATCTTAAGGTTAAGCGACGTGCCTTCTTCAAGGCCGTTGTTGTCTGAGTCTTTTATTTCTATTCGAGATTTTATTGAAATAGAGTTTGCGGACGCGGCCATCACGGCTTCAGAAACTTTATTGGTTGTGTCTTCACAATTAAAGTTCCAAGCTTGTAGATTATCTTGATGGCTAGTAAATTTTATGACCGGGTTAGGGCAATTAGCGGGTTCGTTCTTGGCGATTTCACAAGCACTATCATTCTCTGCTCCGAAGCAGGCGTCGTCATCCCAAGAGCCTTGTTTTTTCATGTGGTAAGCCGTGTGCACACCAGATAAAGTTACGTATGTGTCATCCTGATCCGGCTGATTCACAACTCGTAATCTGCTCGTTGGACTTAAGTACCCGTTTCCGTTTGTTGTACTAGAGCTTCCCCTTGCTAGTCTATAAACATCGGTACCAATTTTGATGTATAGGAAGCACCCATTGGTTGGCTCAAGCCGGCCACTTGATTTCTTATTGCACCAATCTTGACAATTTTCAATAGGATCTCCAGTATCATTTTTGGCCTTTATACTCAACAAAGCCTGCCTACCTGATAGACTCGCTGGTACCGAACAATACACCACCGGGCCCGCAGTATTTCCCGTGCATTTTTTAAATCTCCAGAAAACCATTGGAACGCTGGTTGAGGGCGTAACAGTAACTGTCGGGGTAGGTGTCTGTGATATGTTCGAGGCACAACAAGATGAACCCGCAGTTTCGCAGCCTGTATACCAATCCGCGCCTACTCGACCGTAGAGTTGATTGGGATTTGTGGTTGGATCCTTCACGAGCTTCGCGCATAAGGTATCTGCCGATGGATTACCGTTTTGTAAAACTTTAATAATGCGATTATTAGGAACACTATCAAGTCCGGCCGCAGGAATAACCCCAAGCATACTCGGATGGGTATCGTTAGTTTCGTCACACTTGCATTGGTACAGTTTATAGTATAATACAGTGCTAGCCGAGGGAGTAGCCGTAGGCGTGCCACTCGCAGTAGGCGTAGGCGTATCTGTCTCATCGCTACTCGAAGGCGTAGGCGTTACAGTCTTCGTTGGCGTAGGCGTATTTGTGTCATCGCTACTCGAAGGCGTAGGCGTTACACTCTTCGTGGGCGTAGGCGTATTTGTGTCATCGCTACT